TCGCGCCATCCCTCCCGATGGCGAGTGGCTCATCCACGACGGCCCCGTCGTCATGTGTGAGTCCGGCCTGCACGCGAGCTGCGATCCGTTCGACGCGCTGCAATTCGCCCCCGGCGAAACGTTGTGCGTGGTCGAGTGCGAGGACGTCGTGAGCGAGGAATCCGACAAGCTCGTGTGTCGCCGCCGCCGGATCGTCGCGCGGCGCGACGCGACGGCGATGCTGCGCGAGTTCGCGCGAGCGCAGGCGCTATCGGTCGCGCACCTGTGGGACTGCCCGCCGGTTGTGCGGCAGTACCTCGAAACCGGCGACGGGTCGTTAAGGATCGCCGCGAGGGCCGCGAGTGACGCCGCGAGGGCCGCGTGGGCCGCGAGTGACGCCGCGAGTGACGCCGCGTGGGCCGCGAGTGCCGCCGTGAGGGCCGCCGCGAGGGCCGCGAGTGACGCCGCGAGGGCCGCGAGGGCCGCGAGTGCCGCCGTGAGGGCCGCCGTGTGGGCCGCGAGTGACGCCGCGAGTGACGCCGCGAGTGACGCCGCGTGGCCCGCGGGTGCCGCCGCGAGGGCCGCCGTGTGGGCCGCGAGTGACGCCGCGTGGGCCGCGCGTGACGCCGCGAGTGACGCCGCGTGGGCCGTGAGTGACGCCGCGAGGGCCGACGCGTGGGCCGCCTCTCGCGCCGACTTCAACCGCCGCGTCGCGGAGTTGTTCGCATGAATATCGAAATCAAGCACCGCCACGACGGCCGCATCCTGTTCGCCGGGGATTATTATTCAATGTGCTCAGCGATGGAAGCTGCTGTAAAGGGTCGCGCGAACCTCAGCGGCGCGTACCTCTGCGGCGCGAACCTCGGCGGCGCGAACCTCGGCGGCGCGAACCTCGACGGCGCGAACCTCAGAGGCGCGGACCTCAGAGGCGCGGACCTCAGCGACCAAAGCAAGATCGTCGGGAACGGGGCGGTCGTGCAAATCGGCCCGATTGGCTCGCGCGGCGCGTATCTGGTCGCGTTCCGCACCGACCAAGGGATGAGGCTACAAACGGGCTGCTTTTTCGGCTCGGCTGACGACTTCCTTGTGGCGGTTATGGGTACGCATGGCGCGAACGATCACGCCGCGAACTATCGCAACGCGGTTGAACTAGCCGCGTCGATGCTCGGATGCAACAAATGAGCGCAAAGCCCCGCCTGCGCGCCGTCGCCGCGCCCCCGCCCCGCCAGTGGGAGCCGCGCCCGTCGTGGGCGCACCCGCACAACGACGCGCACCAGGCCGCCTACCTCCGCGCCGTGGAGTTCCTGCGGCGGGAGCGCGTGAGCCGGTGGCTGATCGACAGCAACGCCCGCGCGCCTGGATGGCGGGCGCTACCGCAGGAGCAAACCACATGACCGACGACGACCGCGACGACGGCCAGCAGGCGTGGGAATCGGAATATGCCGCCTGGTGCGCCGAGCAGGACGACGACGACGAGATCAACCGGATGTTGATGGAGGCCGAGAGTGACTGACAAGGCACAGTCCGCGTTCGAGCGCCTCGCCGCGCTCGATGTTGGACGGTACATCGAGAAGAAAGGGAACCTCTCATACCTCTCGTGGGCGTGGGCGGTCGATCAACTGCTACGCGCCGACCCCTCGGCGTCGTGGTCCTACGGGGAGCCGGTGCGGTTCGGCGATACGATGATGGTGTTCTGCACTGTCGTGGCGTTCGGCCAGCCGCGCACGATGCAGTTGCCCGTCATGGACAACCGCAACAAGCCGATCGCCAACCCCGACGCCTTCAGCGTCAACACCGCGATGCAGCGGTGTCTCGTCAAGGCGATCGCCCTACATGGGCTTGGCCTCTACATCTACGCCGGGGAGGACGTTCCGCGCGTTGGGGACGCCGCGACCGACGCGGCCGAGCCTACCGACGCGCAACTGATCGCGCTGCAGGAACTCCGCGATGCGGCCCTGAACGGGACCGATGCGCTCAAGGTCGCGTGGCAGGCTGCGGGCGCGGACACTCGCCGCGCGCTGGCCGACGAACTGCCGGCGCTCAAGGCCGCAGCCGCCGAGGCCGATCGTGCTTGAGGGCGACGCGCTCGCCGCGTGGCTCTCGGCCCGCGCCGGCAAGCTGACCGCGAGCCGCATGGCCGACGCGATGGACTTCCGCAAGGACGGCAAGCCCGGCGCGGCCCGCGTCAAGCTCATGCACGAGATCCTCGCGGAGCGGATGACCGGAGATAGCGTCCGGCACTACGTCAATGACGCGATGCAATGGGGACTCGACCGCGAGGCCGAGGCGAAGGCCGCATACGAGGCCGAAACCGGCGCGATGATCGCGGAGGCCGGATTCTACGACCATCCGCGAATCGACCTGTTCGGCGCGACGCCCGATGGGCTGCTCGACGGCGGCGGGCTGATCGAGATCAAGTGCCCGACGACGCAGACGTTCGTGGATTGGCGGCTCGCGGGCGTGATCCCGGCGCAGCACGAGCCGCAGATGCTCGCGCAGCTAGCCGTCACCGGCCGCGCCTGGTGCGAATTCGTCGCGTTCGATCCGCGCGTCCGCGACCCGCGCTATCGTCTGTTCGTGCGCCGGTACGAGCCGCCGCGCGCCGAAATCGAGCGCATCGAGACTGCGGCGGAGGCGTTCCTGGGGGAAGTGGACGCTATGTGGGAGGCGTTGACGGGGGCCGCGCCATGACGCGCGCCGCCGACCTATCCGGCCGTCGTTTCGGGCGCCTGCGCGCGCTACACCGCTCGCCGCGTACCGACCTGGGGCGCGGCGCATGGTGGCGGTGTGTGTGCGTCTGCAAAAAAACGTGCGACGTTCGCGCCGACAACCTCACGACGGGGACCGTGCGCTCCTGCGGGTGCCTGCGCGTCGAGGCCGGGATCGCCAAGGCGGCGACGATGCGGGCGGCGCTATCGAAGGCGGGTACGCGGACGAAGCGCGTCGGCGACGCCTTCGCGCAAGTGTTCCGCGCGCCGCCGGATACCGTCCACGTTGACCGCCCCGGCGCCCGCGTCGTGCGGGGGTCGAGGTACTAGGAGAGGATGATGACTGACGACGAGACAGTAGACAAGGTGCCGTTCAAGCCGTGTCCGGCCTGCCCCGACGGGAATGTTTGGACTGCGAACGGCCCGACTGGCGCAACTTGTCCCGTTTGTCGTGGCTACGCCGTGCTGCACTTGAACGGCAGTCCGATAAGGGGCGATGAAATAGAGGCGAGCGATGACTAACGAAGCAGAACTGTCGATGCCGAACGAGGTGCTACTGGTCGAGCGGTTGCGCAGCATTCCGGTTGACGCGCACCTATCGGTGCATACGCCAAACCCGCTAGGCCACGATACGCGGCATTGGGCCGTCGGCGCGCTATGCCACGACGCTGCCGCGCGGCTCGACGCGCTGCGGGCGGAACTGGAGGCGGAGCGAGCGAAGCTCGTGCCTTCGGCGTGCTGCCAAGAGTTTGAGTTGTGCCGGGGAAAGTGCGTGCCGCTCACCGAACATTGGCGCGAACGCGCCGAGAAGGCCGGGCACGAACTGGACGCGGCGCGAGCGGACGCGGAGCGGTATCGGTGGCTGCGCAACGACTCGCTTATGTACCTCGTATCCGGGCCGATTTGCGTTGCTGCGGATAAGTGGGGCACGCCCATTAAAACGCATCCCGAAGACAACCCAAGTCTCGGCCCGGCGCTGCCGGTAACTCTTGACGGTAAGGAACTCGACGCCGCCATCGACGCCGCTCGCAAGGAGAAATGATGGGTGAAGCAAAGAAGCGCGGCACTTACGACGAACGCAGAACTGCGGCGCTCGCGGTCGCAGATAGCGCCAGGAAGTTGGATGCGATGGTCGTCCAACGTCTAGGGAAAAGTAGGTCCGGCCCAATGCTCGCTGCTGCCATCGCCGCCATCGACGCAGCCCGCGCGGAGCCGCCGCGATGACCACCGCCGAGCGTGACGATTGGTCCGACGAATACATCACGCTGATCGACGACTGCGAGAAGCGCGAGGAACAGCTTACTAATTGGGAGCGAGGATTTGTTGACTCGCTCCGTCACCAGATCGAGGCGGGACGCCGCCCAAGCGCGAAGCAGATCGAAACGCTTGACAACGTATGGGAGCGCGCGACGGCGCGCGGATAGGAGACGCGATGGAAACGTTCGTACAACCGAAGGTAACTGGATACCGCCAACTGAACGAGCAAGAGGCGGAATTGATGAACGAAATCAAGGCGCATGGCGTGCAGTTGGGGGCGCTGGTGGAGAAGCTCCGCGCCACTCAGGGGCTCGACCAGCGATGGGTGAGCATCGGCGCTACCGACCTGCAAACCGGAACAATGGCGCTGGTCCGCGCCGTGGCGCAACCGACGACGTTCTAATGACCCCCGCCGAGCGTGTCAAGGTCGTCGCCGTGCTGCGCGAGGCGGCGCCGTGACCGCCTGGCTCGACGCCGCCGGGGTCGGGCGGATGATCGGCCACACCGCGCGCCAGGTGCGCGAGCGGATCGCGCTGCTGCTCGCCGCCATGTGGCTCGACGCCGATGCGGTCGGGGGGATGCTGTCGCTGTCATGATCGCGCTGCCGCTCTATGCCAATCCGCCCCGAAAATGCTGCGCGATACCCGAAGGACTGGAAACTGCGCTCGCGCTTCGTGCGATTCGTTCGGGCGCGCGGAATGTGCGAATGGTGCGGGGCAAAGCATGGATTCCCTCACCCGATCACAGGTAGTCGCGTCGTGCTCACAACCGCGCATATACACGACGACCGCCCGGAAGCGTCGTCGCTGCTCAATCTCGCCGCACTCTGCCAGCGATGCCACAACCGGCACGACATGATCGCTCGTAGAGCCGGAACGCGCGAACGTCGGCGCAATCACACGCCCGACCTATTCGCATGAGCGCGCTTCCGCTCGCCGCCATGTGGCTCGACGCCGATTAGGTGGACAATGGAATATACCGACTTTCTACTATCAAAGCGCCCACGCGCCGTCGAGCGCGGCATAGACGTTGACGATCTATCGGCGCATCTGTTCGCCTATCAGGCCGAATGCGTCCGCTTCCTCCTGCGCGTCGGCTCCGGTGGACTGTTCCTCGACACCGGCCTAGGGAAAACGCTATGCGAGCTGGAATGGGCAAAGCACGCCGCCACCGCGACGAACGGCCGCGCGCTGATCCTGACGCCGCTAGCGGTCGCGCATCAATTCGCCGCTGAGGGCGAGCGGTTCGGCTACGATGCCCGCGTCATCCGTGATCAATCGGAGGCGCGCCCAGGCATCAATATCTGCAATTACGACCGGCTCGACAAACTAGCGCCGGACGAATTCGGCGCGGTCGCGCTGGACGAGTCGAGCATCCTGAAGTCATTTACCGGCAAGACGACGCGCGCGCTCATCACGGCGTTCGCCGGCCATCGGTTCCGACTGTCGGCCACGGCGACGCCGGCCCCGAATGATCACATGGAGCTTGGGCAGCACGCCGAGTTTTGCGGGATCATGCGAAGCGCCGAAATGCTGTCTCGTTTTTTCATAAACGATACGGCAACCGCGTCGCAATCGTGGCGATTGAAGCGGCACGGCGTCGCGGCCTTTTGGGATTGGATGGCCTCATGGTGCAGGACCGCATCCATGCCGTCCGACCTTGGCGACCGCGACGAAGGTTTTGTGCTGCCGCCGATGGAGGTACATCGCCATCGCGTCGCGTCGAACCTCAAGCCGCCGGAGGATGGTCTATTTGCGATGGATATGGTGAGCGCCACAAATATGCACGAGGTCAAGAGGCAGACGGCGGGCGAGCGCGCGAAGATCGCCGCCGCGCTATCGACGTCTAACAGTGATCCGTGGGTTATATGGGTCGATACCGATTACGAGGCGGACGCGGTATGGACGGCGCTAGGAGGGAAGCGGCCGGGGTTTATTGAGGTACGCGGCTCAATGAGCGCAGACGAAAAGGAGCGCAACCTAGACGCCTTCGCATCCGGCGCTGCGCGTGTGCTGATTACGAAGCCGTCCATCTGCGGTTTCGGCCTCAACTGGCAGCATTGCGCGCATACTGCCTTTGTCGGCAGGACGTTCAGCTACGAGTCATGGTATCAGGCGGTGCGGAGATTCTGGCGCTTCGGGCAAAAGCGCGCCGTTCAGGTGCATTTGATCGTAGCAACAGGCGAGGAATCAATCGGAACCGTGATCGATAGGAAGGCCGGCGATCACGACAACATGAAGGCGGCGATGCGCGCCGCGATGATGCGAAACATTGGGCGCAAGAGTCAGATCCGAGTGCCGTACCTACCTACCTATACCGGGAGCACGCCGAAATGGATATCCGCTGCCTGAACGAGGAACATACCGACACCTGGGCCGCGTATCACGGCGACTGCGTCGATGTTGTCGGCCAACTGCCCGACGCGTGCATCGACTTCTCGGTTTACTCGCCGCCGTTCGCGTCCCTGTTCGTCTATTCGGAATCCGAGTGCGACATGGGAAACAGCGCAGACGAGGAGGAGTTCGCCGATCACTATGCGTATCTGGTCGAGCAGAAGTTTCGCGTCACGAAACCGGGACGATTGACGGCGGTGCATTGCACCGATCTGCCGATGACGAAATGGCGCGAAGGCCATGTCGGCATCAAAGACTTCTCCGGCCTCATCATCCGCATTCACGAGCAAGCCGGATGGATTCTGCATTCGCGGCGCACAATCTGGAAATGCCCGGTTGTCGAGATGACGCGGACGAAGCATGTCGGGCTGCTCTACAAGCAGTTGCAGTCCGATAGCGCGAAGTCTCGCGGCGGGATGCCGGACTACTTGATGACGTTCGTTAAGCCGGGCGAGAACGCCGACCCCATCCGGCACACGCCGGAATCCTTCCCGCTGGATCAATGGCAGGAGTGGGCGTCACCTGTATGGATGACGGTGAATCAAACGAACGTGCTTAACGTCAGGACGGCGCGATCTGAACACGACGAGAAACACTTGTGCCCGCTTCAGTTGGACGTCATTGAGCGCGCCCTTGTCATGTGGTCTAACGAAGGCGACACCGTGCTTTCGCCGTTCATGGGCATCGGCAGCGAGGGCTATATGTCCCTCAAGGCCCGCCGCCGGTTCGTCGGCGTCGAACTGAAGGAAGCCTACTGGCGGCAGGCGTGCGATTCGCTGCGCTCCGTGTCCGCGCAGCATAGCCTCTTTGCCGCGTAGCTACCGCCCGACGAAGAACACCGCGGCGATCGTCATGCCCACGAGCACCGCGCACGCGAGGTCGAACACCTTCGGCGCTCGCGCGCGGATCGCCCGCAGCCGGTCGATCATCGCGCCCCCCGCTTCCACGCGATCCAGCCGTCTACCAGCTCCTTCATGCGCGGGTGCAGCGCACCGTAAGCCTCCTGCTCGACGCCGTTCATGGCGTCGGTGCCTGCGGCGGTCCGGTTGGCTCCTTGGAACAGCGTCCCGACGATGCTGCCGGAGGGATCGACCGCGACCTTGCCGCCGACACTGTACGCGGTGCGGGAGATGGCGTACTTGACCAGCTCGTTGCGCGTCGCCAGGTCCAGCCCACCGACATCGATCTGCGGGCCATCGTACTTCGGCGCCGTGCCGTGCGGCCGCTTGCCGCCGTGGTCCCTGTGTCCCTTGCTGCCGGTGTATTTGCTGCCCATCGTTTAGTCTCCTTGGTCAGTTATCGCGCCCGCGTCCGACCGTAGGAGGTCGTACGCGGCGACGCACGCTTGGTGCTTGTCCGCTGCTTCGCGGTAGGCAGCACCGGCCTCGATTGCGAATTCTACCCAATCCGCTAGGGTTGTTTCGGCAGGCCCGGCGGGATCGGGAACGGGCGCGGCGGTTCTTTGACCGCCTTCGGGAGCGGCGGTATCGTTGGCGAGGCTGGCAACGTCGCGGAGCACGCCGAGAGCATCAGCAGGCACGCGAACAGAAACGCTGCTAGTGCTATGTCGAATACGTCCCGCGCGCTCACGAATTCCCGCAGTCGCATCCGCGCGATTCCCTGCCAGCTCCACATAGCGCACCTCGACGTTGTTGATCGCCTTCGCCCACAATAGCGCGAGCGCGGTAGCGCGCTCCTGCGCTGCCTGAATCTGCCCCTGCGCTACGACCAGTTCGGCGCGCGCGGACCGGCAGGAATCATTACACCATGTATCCAGTTTATGCCACGCGAACCATAGCGCAAGCAGGATGCCGAGCGCCGGGAGCAGCCTGCCGAGAATGGGCAGCAGGAGGGGCACTATTCCTCCTCCTTATCCCTGCGCGCCCACATGGCGCCGCCCCCTGCCGCGAGGATCAGCCCGACGCCCGTTCCGAACGCGGTCAGGTCGAACGGATCGCCGCGCCATCCTACCGCGTAGATGGTCAGCCCGAGTCCAACAGCGAGCGATAGCGCGGTGCCCACGCGCACGAGGTCAAACGTGTTGCTCTCGCGGTCAGCGGTCAGAATGTCGCGGAGGAATTTTCTCATAGGTCACGCGAAGATCAGAAACATGACGCCGCAAACGCACGCGAGGATCAGAAAGAACGTCGCTTCCTCGCACTCGTCCTGTCTCATGCGCGGCTCGAAACTCACGCGCCCGCTTTGGCGTTTCGCGCGACGCACTGGAGGTCAACAAACACCGCCCCAGGCGCGAGGATCGTATGCATACTGTCGAGCTGCTTGCCGCGCTCCTTCTCGCACGCCGCCTGCGTCTTGAACTCGTGTTCCTTGTTGCGGTCACCGTTGTTGAACACGGCGAACTGCACTTCGCCTTCGAAGATGACGGCGAGAATCAAGACGTAGACGATCATGGCAGCCCCTAAACGTGGATCACCTCTCCGCGAAACTCGACGACGCCATCCTCATGGCGCGTCACCAATTCAGGCCACAATAACCGCCCACCCCTGAATGACAGAATCACAAAGGCCGGCTCCCAGTTGGGCGCCCTGGCCTCCATGTAATTGACGAACTGCGGATCGAGCGGCGAGTCCCCAAGGAAGCCGCAGCGCACGCCGAAATGACGCCCGCGATAGTTGCGGAACGGGACGACGCCAGTCCTATGGTCGTGGCCCGTTACTATCGTTTTGCCGCCCTTGACGACGTTATTCCAGTCGGCATGCTCGCCGCCGGCCTCGCGGTGCCGGATCACTACATCGTCGTTAACATCGACGCGCCAACATGGCGTCCAACCGGGGAAGTGATCCTTGAGGTGGACGCCGGTTACGCCCTCGTACTCGGGCACGAGGTTTGCAATCCGGTGCTCGAAGCGCGCGTCGTGATTGCCGAGCGGCCAGAATCGTTGGGACTTCGGCGACGCTTTTTTTAGCTCGCCCATGTAGTCCTGCACCGCCTCTAGTTCCTGCCGCACACTAGGCTTTGTCTCCCATCCGAGGGAGGGCCACCTTGAGATGCGCGCGCCATCGAAGAAATCGCCATTTGCTACGATTGCAGCAGGTTTGATCCGCGCGGCGAAGTGCAGGAAGGCGCGCTGCATCGTCGTGATCGGCCCCGGCCATATGTGCGCGTCGGAACCGATCAGGATTTGGCCGTCCGTTATCGCGTACTCGGCGACAGCCTTCGCGTCTATATTCTGAGCGATGGTGTTATATACTGACCGACGATTGTCGACGGTAGGCAGAACGATCTTATGCCTAGCCTCTATTGCACGCCGCCTAATCGCTACCGCGCGGACATTCAACCCTAACTCGTGCGCTACTGCTGCGACGCTAAAATGCTCACGCCACAACGCTATAAATTGTGCGTCAGTCACCTTGGGGGCGGCCATCAAACCTCCATCGTTTCGACCCGCCCGCCTGTGTTGAGGTCGCGCCGCGCTGCCGCTTCGATTGCCTCAACAGGGGATAGGCCGCAGTCCATCGCCACGAGTGCGGCAATGGCCCCGGTGCCCACGGCGAAATAGTCGTCGTGGATCGGGTCTAGCGTTAGAGATTCGTCAACGTGATACAGGCCCGCCGTTGTGAGCACAAGCGCGTTGAAGGATTCGGAATCCTTGAACTCGGGCCGCTTCCCGCGTGGTTTCTTGTACCACGCGAGGAACTTCTCGATTGCGGTAGAGTCCCCGGCACAGCCGATGACGGACTTGCCGATGCGGTACATCTTCGGCCCGTAGAACCAGGACTCTCCGACGACTGTTTTCGTATCCGCCGCCATCAAATACCGCGTGGCGACGATTGTGGTCACTTGGTCCGCCACTCGTTGTTGATCTCGGCCATGATCCGCAGGCGGTCCTCGTGACCGTTCAATCCGCCATTGATGGTGCGCGTGATCGTCTCGTACTTGTCCGCGTCGGCCAGTTCGTTGCAGCCGCGCGTAGCCCAGTAGTCGGCGGCGATCAGCGCGGCGATGTTCGGCTGCGCGGCGCGCTCCGGCTCATCCTCGAGCGGCTCGCCCAAGTGCTTGCCGGCGTTGCGGTAACTATTGCGGCCCGTGAGCATGATGAAGCCGCGCCCGCGAAACCGGAACCCGTCGCCGGTAGCCTCGGTCCCGTTTCCCATCCTCCCGCCGTACACCCGATTAGCGATCCGCCGCTCATCGTGCGCGAACTGGACGGCCTCCGCCGGCAGGAAATGCTTGGGGAACACCTGCAGGAGCCGCTGCGGCGAGTAGTTGAGCGACTCGACCATCCGCGTGAATCGCGCGGACTCGTGCGCGATCTGCGCGATGAACGCGGTAACGCGCTTCGGCGTCGTGATCTCGTAGAGTTCCATCGCGTCCGCGAGCGCGGCGCGGTATTCCTCCGGCACGAGGCGCGGCAGCTCGGAGGTGTTCACTGCCGCCCCGGATGCTCGCGGTCCTGCTTGCGGTCTAGCTTTTCCTCGATGCGCCCGAGAGCGTCCTTAATGTCTGACAGGCTCGCCGCCATATCGTGGCGCGTGACGTAGTTTTTTGCGATGTCCAATCGAACGTCGGAAATGTCCCGCGAATTCGACGTATGGTTATTGGCGAGTCGCTCTAGGTCGTCAGTTATGCGCTTCACAAAGTAACCAATCACGCCGGTGCCGACAGAAACCGCTAGAGTTAGGAGTGTCTGCCAGTCCATTGTTATTGTCCGTGAGGTGAGGTAAAAAAGACTACGGTGCAAAACCCCCAAGCAATCCACCGAGCGACGTTGCTCCCGATTGGCTCAACATCCCCGCGAGCGTCGGCGCGCCTCGATCCGTGCGCGCTTTTGCCAGCAGCCGAGCCATTTCCTCGGGGTCAAGGTACGCCTTCACGATCATGTCGTTGATGCGGCGCTCGAATGGCTTCAGCGGAAGCCCGACGCTTTTTGTCAGTAGTGCGCCGACACCGGAATCCGCGAGTGAGTCGCCGAGCATCCGATTGACGAAGTTAGCAGAGGCGATATTCTGGTATGTGTCGGACCCAGGCATCTTCCCGCCGCGCGATGCGACTGCCTCGGCGTTCAAGTCGCCAAGGACGCGCGACAGTACGTCGGACTGACGCGCGGCGGGGCGCGTCTTTTCGCCGATGGATTCAATGGCACGACGCATCTTGTCCTGCGAAAGCGTATACGCCGCCCCGTCCGGCGTTACCTGTGGCATCGCGTTAGTGACCTTCGACAGATTAGCGCCGCCGAGCGATTTACCGATGGCCTCAAGTCGCTCAATCGGGCGCGACAGGCGGGAATAGGTTGCGAGGTACTTTCGGAATCCCGGTGCGGACTGTTCGATAGCGTCGGCAAGCTGCTGCTTAACTTGCGTCGCCATGCCTGCGGCGAGTTTGACGGAGCCGCGATCATCCTTGACCTTGCCGCGAATCAGATCGTTGATGTCCTGGTGCAGAGCGTAGGCGTCGCGTGGCGAGACTCGCCCCTCTGCCTGTCGCGTCGTGATCCAGTCGGAAAGAATGTCAAGCGCGCGGGCGGTTTCCTGCTTGCCACCTTCGGGGGTTTGACGCAAACGCGCGACGGCAGCGTTCACCTTATCAAAGTCAACCGGCCCCTTTGAGTTACCGAATGCCGCATCGCGCAGCGGGGCAGTAATCGTGTCGCGCTTCTGGACGTATTTCGCCACCTGATCCTTGGTCGCATTCAGTCCGGCGAGGTCGCCAACGCGCGCGGCGTTATTCTCGGCGCGACGCGCGGCGAATAGCGGGTTAGCGTCGCCGCGCGCAATCGCCTGCTCGCCCCCGATAAGCCCATAGTCGGCGGCAACCGCGCCGGAAGTCGGACGCGAGCCGGGGACGCCGACGGTCGCGCCGGATCGCTGCGCGGCGGTGTAGTTGTTGAGGTTTCGCAGCGCGGTAGTCTTATCCTGCGTGAGTCGCCCGAGTGTGTCGGCGGCGACCTGTTCAGCCCCGCCGCGCGTCAGGGGGCGGCGCAATTCGTTCAGCGCACGCCCACTCTGCTTCACCGCGCTAACGGCCCCCTGCGCCCCCATTGGGGCCGCTACGCTAGCGAGTAGCGCCGCCCACTCTGGCCCGCCGGCCTCGCGCGTGGCCTGCGCTGCGCCCGCGCCGATGCCTTGCGACGCGATCTCTGCGACCGGCGCGCCGGCCATCGCCTTGATGACGCCGGGAGCGGCTTTCATGCTGCCGGCGAGCGCCTGCGCCCCACGGACGAGCGGCGCGCCGCCGGCAATCGCGCGCGAGACTTCGGCGCTTATCTTCTCGCCCTCACCCTCGGGCTGCGGGAGGCCGGCGCTAGTCAGTAGGCGCGAGACTGCATCCGTCCATTTTGAGTTTGATGGCGGCGTAGGTGAAACAATCAGATCGCTCAATTTACGGTTATTGTTGCCGAAAACGCGCTCCGCAATCTCAACCATCGGATTGGCGAAGATGCCGGCCAACTGCGCCGGACCCTCGACGGCATAGCGCGCGGTCAGGCCGGCGGCGCGCTTGAGGCTATCCATAAGCCCCGGCTTCTCGTCGGCCTGCGCCCCCTCTTTGTTCGGCACAAGCCCGCGCCGCCGCGCCTCGTCAAGCATCTCCTGCCGATCCGGCGGGAGGATGCCGCGCCGCTCCGCTTCCAAGATGAGGTCGAGTTTTTCCATTAGTACCCCAGGGAGCGCAGCAGATCGTCATTCGACATTTGCTTGATGCTACCGGCGGCGGCCCTCCCGCCTTGTTGCTGCGGCATAGAGCCTTGCCGCTGGCCGCTGGCCTGCCCCGATATAGACCGCTCTGCTACGGCGCGAGCGCGGGCCTTCTGCTGGATCAATTCCTTTGAATCGGACGGTTGCGGGAAGTAGGTGCGAATTTCGCCTTCCATCTCCGATTCGCCGATGACCGCACCGGATTCCTTCCGTAGTTTCGCGCGGACCCATTCCTCTTGAGCTTGCCGGTAGAGTTGTGACTGCGGCATCGCTTGATTGCTGATGGCCGTTCCAATCCCTCTCACCATTCCACCGACAAGAGGAATCTTCCCCGACCCCTCTACGAGAGCCGCAGGAATGCCGGGGGCGTATCCGCTGGACTCAAGCTTGTTGATGGTGGCCGATGCGTTTTGCATCCGCTCAAGGAAACTCTGCGCCGCCAATTGCTGGTCGGTCGGCTTGCCCGCCGCAGCGCCTCCCGCCGCGCCCTCTGCCTTTTCCTTCGCGCGCCGGTCGTTGATGTCGGCCCATCCCCTCGCGCTCGCGTCCTTTTGCGCGGGGTCCATCGTTACATCGAACGTCGCCCCCGGCGCGACGGTGCGCTTATCAACCGCCTGCATCCGTCCGCCGAGATTGAGCATTTGCGTATCCGGCGGCGGCTCCATCCCCTCCGCTGCGCGCGTCGTCCCACGCTTACCGAACTGCATCAGCGTCGGCTTGCCGCCCTGCATCACGATCTGCGGCGTCGTCGAGTATTCTTCTTGCATCCGGTCGGCGATGTCGTCGAACTTCTTGGCGTTCTCGGCGTCGCCGCGCTGCGTATACATATCGGCCACGCGCCGATATTGCGCGATGCGATCCTGCGGCGACGCCTGCGGCGGCGCGACGCGCTGCGCGTTCTCCGGCGTCGGCCCGCCCGCGCCCATGTTTCCATGCTGCGGGCCGGGCGGCGCGAACACTCCGCCGAGCTGCTGCGCGAATGTGGCATTCGACTGCTTCGCCGCGTCGCGGTCCTCCATCTGCTGCTGCTGCGCCTTCAGGCCCATGACCTTCCCGATCATGTCGAGATTCTGCGCGGGCGCGCGGGCGGCGTCCTGCATCGACTGATCGTAGGCGCCCATCCCGAGCAGCCCGCCCTGACCCGCCGAGCGCATCGCACCCTGCCAGCCACCTCCATTCCGGCCGGCGAGCGTGGCGAGGCCACTAGCGGCAAGCGCCTGCGCGAGCGCAGCCTTTTTCGCTGCGGGATCCGGCCCCGCGAGCATCTTCTGCAGATAGGCGTCCAGGTCCATGTCTTAACTCCGGCCAGGATTCGTTAGCCCGCGACCATGCTGGATTTTGCGCGGTGCGCCGTTCGGGAACAGAGCTTGCCCGATGTCCATCCCGCCCGGCCCTGTGAACGGCAGGCCACCGCCCGCGCCCATCTTAAGCAGCCCGCCGCCGTGCTGGATTTTGTTGGGCGCGCCGCCGGGGAACAGCACTTGCCCGAGGTCCATGCCTTCGGGGCCGGTGTTCGGGAGGTTCATGCCGAACTCGCCGCCCATGAGCGGGTTATACCCGAGGGCAAAGCGCGGATCGCCGTCCATCTTGTTGCCGGTTGTCCCCGTCGGCGGGGGGCGCGTAGACGGCGGAGGCGCGCCCGCACCCGGCCCGGTGCC